ATTTCCGCTCTCGTAAATTTCGCCATGTTTTTCGTTCTCCTTTTCCTTGGCCCCAATTCTTCGGGGGCGAACGTTGTATAAAAACCGCTGTACCTCGCGGGTTTTACCTAAAACAAAAGAGCCAACCACCGAGAAAAACTCGGTAGCTGGCTCCTATTGCCCTTTCCCGCGCCCTATTACGCGGAAGTGCTGTATTTTATTGACTTTTTGACCTCTAAAACGATGTACCCGTCGCCTTTTCGTCGTACTTCCGCATCGTTGCCGCGCTTGATGATGGCTTCAATGGCCTTGATAGTCTCGTTATCCATTTTTCAGCTCGCTTTCCAGAATGTCCCGATACTGCCCCGCATGATCGGCGGCAGCAGGTTTCAGAAATGGTTTTGCCTTGTTGCCTCGCGTGTAATGCCAGTTTCCCTTCGCGTCCTGGTACACCCACGGTGTAGGCCGTCCGCCGCCGCCCTCGGCGTAAATGCCGGTGCCAAGCTCAACATAAGCGGCATACTCGTTGTCCGTCCCGATAATAGCCGCCGGTTCCTGCTCGTCTACTACATGGGTAATGCTATTCCGCAGATTGCCGGTGTCAACGGGACACAGCTTTTTCGCATATCCCTCTGCCACCAGCCCGCACTTTTCAAGCCCCCGCAGCAGCGCCGCCTTGATCGCAGCGGAAACCTCTTTGCTGTTGTCCTGGATTTCAACGCTCATACGTTACCCCTTAATGAATGGTTCATTATCAATCCATCCATCTGCAATGAGCTGCAAAACTATCTCGCATTGCTCTTTTGATTTTCCCGTTGCAGTTTTAGCAATGCCAACAATACGCCGATTTTCAATAATCAGATCATCCCAGCTCTGCAATCCGTGAGAAATAAATTTGATGTATTTCCTGTAAGCGTTTTTTGCCTTCGGTGTAGCCGATTTTTCAATTTCCACAAAATCCCCAACAGAAAAATCAGATGTTGGGTCTTTCACAAACTCCGCAAACATCGGAAGCCAGTCAAGAACCGTCTCTTTCATTGCGAAACAACCTCCAATTTCATATATCGTTCGGGGACTTCTTTCTCTACAAACTCTCTTGATTTTAGGTCGAAAATGCTTTTTTTAACAGTTCTTTCCCCTGCATCAAGGACTTTATATGTTGTGCCTCTGTCTATCAGAAATTCAAATTCCGCGGGGTTATCTGCCATTTTGTAAATATAAGCGCCGCGTGTTGATTTTGGCACGATAATATCAAGAACCGTCTGCGTATCTTTGTGCCCTCCAAACGGGAGTTGCGCGTCTTGCGCTATTGTCGTGCTTGTAAATCCTTTTTCTGTATATAGCTTTCCGATACTCGCGACCATATCATCAACAGATGAACCGCCTCCCGTAATATACCCAACATCCCCGACAACACGCTTCACGTTCAAGTCCGTTGAAAGCTTGAACTTTGATATTTCCGCAGAAACGCCGTCGCTTATCTCCTTGTACCCGTCGAGGTTCCCATAGCAACGCAGCGCCTTTTCATACGCCGCTCCGCCTCGCTCTACGGCGTTAATTGCGCTATACGCACCGCCGGAATACTTGGATATATTCGGATTTGCTTTTTTCGTAAACTCGACGCTCGAGTTTGTCGCATAATATTCGTTTTGCCACTTCTCCAATTCCTCTAAGTTGGAAAGGCTTAAAGTTACTGGCTTTATTTCGGGCTTTGCTTTAATTATATCAGATTTTGCCGCACTTGCAACTTGCTTTGTATCCTTTTTCCATCCAGCCCATTCCGCATAGGTCATATCCGAAATAACCTCTGTTTGCCCCGTATCGGGGTTTCTGGCTCGTCTCTTCGCCGATGAGGTGTCTATCCCATCCACGGCGGCAATCAACGTACAGCGGCAGTTATATATCTCCCACGGTGGCCCTTGCGGGTCGCCGGGAAAGCGGCAACCGTTAGAAAACTTCTTGTCCTGCGCCACTTGTTCGCCGTCAAGCATAGCATGAGAGTGTCGTGTACGCGCGTCCAGCGTAGCCAACCATTCTTTTTTGAGCTTTATCCCCATCTTCTCCGCCGCCGCATAGCTGTCCATGCGTCCGGCGTTCTGCGCGCCTGTCACGGCTGTACGGGCCGTGCGGATGGCAGAATTGCGGCTCATGGTGGTGATCCGCTTTTGCAGGTCGTCCGCCATGTGCTTGATGCTTTTGCCCTGCAAGATGGAGCTGGTGACGCTGGCCGTGATTTGCTTCTTGCCATACGCGAGATCGATACCGCGTTTCAAGGCTCGCTTTGGTGGGTAATAGGGCATTAAGCCCGGCTGCTCTACCATGAGCCGTTTGACCGTCTGCTCGTCCCACAGGTCAAAGCCCACGTCCCCAGCCACGCTCTCGATGGTGTACGCCGCATAATTGCGGTTCAGAGAATAAATACCGGGCGTAGCATCGTTGGTGTAGGACACCGCCACAGCGTTTGCATCGGTCGCACGGTGGGCCACCTTGTCCCGCATAGCTTGATAACGTTCTCCGCGCCCGATCTGATTCAGCCGCCATTGCTTATAGTCCTGCTCCGTCCATTCCTTACCGTTTTGCACGGTGCCGATCAGAGCTTTCATTTCCTCGTCGCGCTTTTTGAATTGCTCGAAGTATGCGTCGATGGTAGCTTGCAGCTCTTCCCCTGCCTCGCGGTACAGCTTCGCAATACGCCGCTCCAGCTTTGCAAGCTCCTTGTCGGTCAGTTGATGCCCAAGATCACTGGCCGCCATCGTCAATCACCGGCTCAGTCAAATCGATCACCTCTGCTGCCTTCCGCTTTGCCATGTCCTCGTACTGGTCAATGTCACCGTTGATCGTCAGCAGCTTCTTTGTGATGTACTCGTCATCGTAATACGCCGCGCCCAGCAGAATATTTTGTGTTTCCTCGCTCTTGTTGATAATCTGATTGCGCGTGTAACTCGGCTGATCCTCGATGCCTGCCAAACGCAGGATTTCCAAAATGAACCGCGTTACCTCGGATTCAAACTTGTCAGTTTTCAAATCCAGCGGCACATAGCTTGCCTTAATTGCGGTCGCCGTTTGGTTCCCAGCGGATACCGCCGCAGCGTCAAAGCACTGGAAATCTTCGTACAGCTTTTTCTTGAGCATATCAATGGTGCTGCTGGTGCCCTCATAGGGAGCCTCGATAGTTTTACTCTCCACCTTTGCGCCATCATCGCCATTGGCGTGGGCGACATGGGTGGTTTTCAGACGCTCAATAAACTTTGCATCGTCCAGATCCGTCATGCCCTCGCAATTGGAAAGCACCCAATAGATCAGATTGCCCTCATCCACGTTGTTGACCATGTTAGAGGACGCTAGATCCAGCGCGTCAATAGTGTTGCGCTTGCCGACGATCTCGGAGAGACACCGCTTGTTGTTTTTCAGCGGGACGATGGGAAAACTCGGATAATTCCCGCCGTCATAGATTTCGGTTTCGCCGACCTCCGCCTTGCGCTCGATCAGCTTATAACTGCGCTTTGGCTGCATGACGGCCATATCCTCGCCGCTGGGCTGGAAATACTCGGTAAAACCGTCAATCTCATACAGCGTCGCTCTCAACGGCTTATCCTGTGCCACCTGCCAGAACCGGATGCCGGCTTTCATTGCGCCGTCCTCCTCATCATAGAGGGGAACGAACTCAAGCAAGGAGAACACCCGCAAATGCGTCAGATCCCAAAAGCCGAAAGACACGCCTGCGATTTTCGCCTCACGCGCCGCATCCATGACTTCCTGGTCGAAGTCCGGGCATAGCTTGTTGGGCGTTTCCTTTTCCGCAAAGGTTACGCCGTTCCCCAGCAGATACGAAACCTCCTGATCGACCGCCAGACCGAAGAACCGGCTTGCAAGCTTATGGTTCGCCGTCCACATGTCCGTGTGGCTGCGCCCCTGCATATCATAGATGATCTTTTCATAGCGGTTAATGGTCGGGTTTAGACCGTTATAGTATTCCTCCGCATCCGCCGCCGTCTTATATGCGTGAGAGTCACGATGCGCATTGATCGCGCTGCGAATAAACGCAATGCGCGCCTGCTCGTTGTCACCGACCGCCACGAGGTCGTTATATGTTTTGATAGCCGCTCACCGTCCTATCTGTTCCAAAGTGGTGTATACTCGCGCCGATACGCCTTGTTCTTCAGGACCGTATAAGCAAAATACCGCGTTTCATCCATTGCATGGTCATTTTCTTTGATCGGCCTGTCATCGACGGATTTTTCGTCCCACCGGTACAGCCCAAACTCGCGGATACAGTCTTTGCAATCTCGGTGTATCTTGATTACGCCGTCCTGCAAAAACCGCGCCGTAGTCATAATGCCGTTGGTTACGTCGTTGTTGGCCTTTCGCACCATATAACCACGCCTACGCAAAACCTCGATAAACGAGGCGGCAGACGGGTCGACGATAATGCTTTTGACATCCGCCTCACCGATGAGCTTTTTAATTTCGTCGGCGTATTCCTCGTCCGTCTTGTTCTTCTGGTTCTCGCGCCCGGAATAGTAATACTCGCGGATGCGCGTGGCCGTCTTGCCGTCCCAGCGCCACAGCCCTGCGGAAAATGGGTTAAGCGTGCCGTAGTCGCAGGACACATAGTATTCTCCCTTTTCCGGCAGTTCGTCTACAATGCAGCTCTCATCAAACATGGGATAGATCAGCCCCTCGGCCACCACCCAAAGGCCGCGAATGTATCGGTCGTAGAACACGCCGCTATACATGGCCTTTGTCCTCTCGATCATCTGCGGTGTGAGAATTGGATTGTCTTCCAATAGGAAGTGAATGTGCTGCGTATTCTCCCGTTCGTTTTCAATCCACTCTTTGTAAAACCAATGCTGCGGTGATTCGGGGTTGCAGTTAAAAAAATACTTCGGATGCTCAAATGAAATCGCACGGGAAAGCGCTTGCTCCACAAACGAACGCGGCATAAGTGCCACTTCATCGAATAGAACCCCCGCAAGCGTGATGCCTTGTATGAGCATATACGAGCTTTCATCCTTACCGCCGAACAGGTAAAACCAATTTGTTCTATCCCCACACCGGACGGTTAAAATTCTCGTGGAAACTTTGTAATGCATGGACAGCGCAACGCCCAGCCCGTCAATTTCCATCAACGGTTTTAAGATATTTCGCTCTGCCGCCTGCACCGTCTTCCCGCAAATAGCGAAATTCGTGCGGTCGTAGTTCTGCATCGCCCACAGCACAAACGCCATCGACATGACCGTCGTCTTTCCGGAACGGACGGAGCCGTCACAGATCAGCGCCATATCATCGGAGCCGATAAACTCCATTATTTTGCGCTGCTTTGCGGATAGCGTTTTAATTTTCATTGTTCTCTCCCTTTAACGCAGCGAGCAAAGCTGCCAACGCCGCAGGGTCGCCGCTCTTTTCGTTCTCGGAGTTCCACCCAAAATTGCAGCCAAGCGAGAATTTTGCGCCGTTCGCACCGTCTTTGTCGTAGAGCCGAGATTCGGCGTATTCCTCGCAGCGGGACTTCGCGCGCGTAACCGTGTCCGCGAACTCCGGCCTCCCCTGATAATCAATCAGCGCCTGCCGCCCTGTAAACCCCAGTGACAGCGCCAATCCCGTCACCGTCGGCGGCTTGGAGTTGATGATAAACGGCTGACCGTATTTATCGCACACAGGCAATCCGTCATCTCCGATAATCGGCTCCCCTTTGCACGATTCAAAGTAAGCGTCAATAGCTTCCTGCATTGCCTTTACGCTTTTCCATTTTCTTGGCGCTCCGCCAGCCATGCGCTCACTCCCTTTCGTTTTGCTACCGGTAATGATTTACTCCACGATCATCCAGTCATCAGCCAGCATATCCGCCTGCGATGCCAGCCAGCCGAGTTGCACACCGGATGTGCCGACAAAAGCAAGCGCTTTGTTACCGATAGCTTCGTGATTGGCGTTGACCACCTCATGCGCAGCGTTCTCATAGCTGATGCGCTCCGCAAGCTCAACATACTGATTCTTGCCATTCCAACCACGACGGGCAATTCTCTTCCCTTTCTTTGCCGCTTCAATAGCCAAGCCAAAGCTCATGCCGTCGGTGGGGCGGTACGCTTCCTCGAACACGTCCTTAGGGCTAAAACTCTCGTAGCCGTCCTGGTAACGAACCTTGTACCCCTCTTCCGCAGGCTCCATGCTTCTGGGGATCAGCTCGTTCGCATCGTAGACCTTGCCACCCTTGCGAATAGCAGGGGCCGCTTCGATGATTTTCGTGCCAATATACTTTTTCATTTCGCATAACCTCTTAACATTATTTTGCTACCGGCCCCTGCTCCTTGGTTTTCTCGCCGCTTTACTTGCTTATTGTCAAAATCAGGGATATGCAACCGCGCCTTACCCATCAATCTTTCACACGCCGTTGACTTCTCTGATTGTTGTAAAAACTTTTTTACGCTTGAAGCAGTCACAATAAAAGACGCGTTTCCCCCTTTTGCCATGACTTCCTCCTGTTTTGCTACCAGCCCCCACCCCTTGGCCTTACATAGCAGACTTTACCCGCCCCGCAGTCTCTACCATTACCCCACGCATAAGCGCAAGCCTTCGATTTTGAGGGGCATACACGCTGTCTCTTCCAGCCGTCAAGATTGGTTTGCATAACCTCCGTGCCCAAAGACACGAGCCGCTATCTGGCACGGCATTGCAGTCCTGCCCTGCTTTAGCGCTTCAGGAAAAGTCCCCGTCACTCGCTGTGGTCTCCCCTTACGGGGCACCTATGCCGCATATCTCCGCAGTGAGCCGGTCGGCGCTCCGGCATCTCCAACAATGCGAGTATTTGCGGTCTCGCCTCCGGGCGGCAGATTGCCTTTCTGCCCTCCACTGCGGTACTGCCGTCTAAAACTGCTGCCACCGTGCGCAATCACAGTGATCTGCTGGAACTTCGGCAGCGTAGTTTGTCCAAATGTCCCCTCTGGGCCACATCGTTGAGAGGTGCGAGGGGTCCTATACCCAACCGGAATTGCACCGGGGCATCAAGGGCAAGTACCAGTTGCCGGAGACGAGCTGCTTTTACAGGCCGCAGCTTATATATTCTTGGAGCGAGGACGCATCACCCGAAACGCTCCCCGCCATGGTGCAGACGGCTGGACTTGAACCAGCGACATTTTCATTATTGGCGAAATGCTCTTGCCTACTGAGCTACGTCTGCATATCCCCGGCATTCCGCCGGGGTCAGGAGGAAAGAAAGGATGGATGGAAAGAATGAGGATACGGATATAACCCCGCACCCTCATTCTGACACATATTTTTCTGTGCTTGCCCCGAATTGGGGGCAAAGGCCAATTTTTTTTGCGATACTATAAAGGTTTACTCTCTCGTTCGCCCTCGTCCCATGCAAGCTCATCCAAGCTGACGTGGTAATGATTTGCTATCAGCTTCAACTGGCTGAGAGCCGGTTCGTTTTCCCCGGTTTCGTACTTCCGTAGCGTATCATGCCCGATCCCAATCAGCTCCGCTTTCACTCTCATGCTTTTAGCAGGCCGCTCAGATTCTCTCAATTTGCGCAGCCGTTCCGGGAAGGTACTCACATAACCACCTCACATAGCCGGAAATTCTCTACCACAGGGCCTCCCGCCGTTTCTGTCCGCACGCTGACAAACCGGCCCTTTGGATGGATGTAAATTACCTCTCCGCGCCGGAACGGATACATCTGCTCATACGTCGGGTGCTGCCGCTCCAGCTGGGACGGTATGGACTTGAATCTGGCCCGAACCACCTGTCCAAGTTTCATGATTCCTCCATTTCCAGCAGCTTCACCAAGTCCCAGAACTTCCGCGCGTCCAGCCCGGTTTCCGTCTTGATCTTGCCCAGCCGATAGATCACACTGTTATGATGGATGTCCATCTCCTTTGCGGTTTTCACGCAATTCATATCATTCTTTGCATAGATGCGCAGGAGCGATATATCTTCTTTTTGCATAGTTACCTCCCATAACGGACCTTTTTCAAATCCTTGTATCTGTCCGGGAAGGGGATCAGCTCCGCCTTCCCGTTGATAATCTGCGTCAGCACTCGATCCATGTGCACTTGCCGGACGTCCGCCTCCGGGTCCTTGCAGTTTAAGGCAGGTCTGTATTCCCGCTGGGTCTCCATCCACTCATGCGTGACGCGCATGATGCGGTCATAGCCCCAGCCTTCCTTCTGGTGCATAGTCATCTGCAAAGTGTCCACGGCAAACTGCGCTGCCATCGCAGCACCGGCCCAAAAAACCGCATCCAGCTCCGCCTCCCGCCGTTGTAAGTAAGCGGATTGTTTAGCCATCCCCGCCATCCTTTCTCTTGCCGTAGCTGCAAAAATCGTCTGGATGTTTACGGTCGAGATGGACTTCACACCATCCCGTTTTCGGTTTGTTGTATGACCGACAATCCTTGCACCGCGTCACAACTACGGCATCCACGGTGGGGGCGAATCGGATTTCTTCTTTTGCTAAAATATCTGCATCGGAAATTCCAAACTGTTCTTCCAATAACTCTGCGTCAATCAGCCTCATGGTCAGCACCTCCGTCCTTTCTCTCGCCATAGGAGCAGAAGAAATCTTCCGGTACAATGCAATCCACGCACGGCCCATAACTACAACACAGTCCGCCAGTATCTTCATAACCGTGCTTGCAGTCCTTACACAGCGTCACCGACGTAGAACTGTCTACAGTCTTATTCGCATTTCTCCGCCACTTGATATAGGCATCTCTATTCATGCGGTATTCATAGATCAGGCTTTCTGCTCGGAGGATATCCCTCCACTTATCACTTGCAGCTACCCAAGCCCAACCGGCGGCATAGATTAACAAGCTAAGAACAATCGCCACCAGCGCAACACCTCCGACAATCATAAAGGCCGCGCCAATATTCACCATCACGTTATCTATCATTCACATTGACCTCCGCCATGCACCGTTGTGTATTTCCCAATCAACGCGTTCAGCTTTCTCAGCCCCTCCATGGTGATTAGGTCCTGCGCGCACAGCTCGTCCCGCAGGTGCTCCAGCGCTTCGATTGGGGCAACGTCGGCGGCTGGGGCATCTTCGATCATGTCGATTGCGTCACCTGTACCACACGCACGGCATCTTACTCCGTTGTAGCTGTTGCAACCTACACAATAAACTTCTTTGATGCGCTTAATTGTCGCTTCCCTCTCAACGCATTCAGTCATTTCCGTTACCTCCGAAAATCAAACGCACAACTTCCATTTGAGCTTCAAGAATCATGTTTCGTTTATGCTCTTCTTTCAGCTTTTCTTCAATATTGTGTACCTTTTCGCACATACAGTTGTACTTGTCCCTATATTCCTCATAATAGGCTTCATAATTAGGCGCACAGGTCATCTGCTTATCTTCTCCAGCCATTATCAGCCCTCCTATTCCATTCTGTTTGCACCGTGTGATTGCTCGTGCTGTATGTCATATCCTTTGGACATCTATTGGGACATGCTACGCACTCGCATCTATTGAGACTGCTTGTCGTATTTTCCCGAAACGGGCATAAATGATTAAAGCAATCCACTATTCCATCTCCTCCACATAGCACCAGCTTTGGGGCGGGCGCTTGATTGTCACCGGCTCCGAACCAAATTTCGTTTCACGCAGACGAGTAAACTCGTCCAATCCCTTCGGCTGGTCATAGATCAGCAGGTCGGAGATGTGCCAGCCGTAGCAGTGGCCTCTCATGCTGTCTCCGACATAGCTAAATAGTTCTTCGTCCGTCATGCCGATTCCGTCCAGCGCTTCTAAATTGCCGCCCGTAACCTCTCTTGTAATGGCATCCGGCACATAGTCCCACCATGCGTCTATGATTTGGTCGCATGTAAACTCCCCGACGACCTTGCCGCCGCCGTAAAACTGTGGCATTGGATAGTCCGTCGCAATGAAGTCCTCGTGCGGATATTTTGGCAGCGTGCAGTAGATATAGCACTTAAACGGCGTTTCCAGCTTCGGCTGCGTCTTTCGGACCTCGATGGTTTTCTCACCATTGGCGATCTTCTCCACCCACTTGGGGCGGATGCTCAGCATAACAGCCCTACTCATCCTTCTTCGCCTCCAATGCTTTCTCCGCCTCTTCGCGGGTCAGGAATACGGTCTTGCCGATGTCTGCGCCATCATTACGCAGACGATACGCGCAGAACCCGTCCGGCTTGCGATTGCACGTTGACATACACAGATTATCCTCATCCGTGCATACAGTTCTGATGTCCGGGGCTTCAAGCTCCATTTCTCGCGGCACATTGTCACGGCCAGTCACCCATAGCGTGTCACCCACCTTGCACGGCAACACCACCAGTCGACCAGCTCTGTCGGCCTCCATCAGTGCGATAATGCGCTTGAATGTCACGCCCTTACGGATGGCCTCATCCTCAAACGTCTTGTAATTGGCGCACATCGCCGGTTCCAGTTTCGTATCCTCGTAGGCTTTCAGCCGCTCCCATACCTTACGTTGAGAACAAGATCCGTTATATGGGCACGGAAGTTCTTTGCATTGCGCAATGTCGCAGAAATTACCGTCAAAAGTCAGTCTTTCCATCACATTCCCTCCATATTTCGCTTTACTCGGTAGCATAGTTTTCCGCACCGTTCACAGACTGCGTAATTTGTGTGGTACTTCCCGCCGTGCCGGTCGCTTCGGCGGCGCATTACCTGAACATACGCATACTTGTTCAGCTTGTGCAGACCAATGCGGCAAAAAAGAGGCTTTTTCATAGCTTTACCTCCGGCAGCTTCGGCAGTTGTCTCGGCTCAAAGCGCCACTTTCTGGCGTCATCGCCGATTTTCTGATAAAGCCGTGCTACGGCCAGCATAGGGGTATCTTCGCGAATGTCGAACTGGAAACACTTCTTCTGGCAATTCCAGATTCCCCACTTGATCCCGGAAATTCCGTGCTGATATGTCTCACGTCTCATGGTGCATCTCCCTCCACCGGCATCCGTTACAGGCCCCCTCATGGGCCAGCGTGTAGTTTCCGCATTTCAGGCACAGTTCGTTCCGCAGTGCGTCAATTTCTTTCGCCTGCGCTTCGATCAGGTCAGCGGCTTCTGTCAGATCGTCGCACAAGGCAATGGGCGTTTCCCACGGGTTCCCCTCCGCCCATTCTGCGTGCTCACGCAGCGCATTTACGAGGTTTGTATCTCTCATAATTCATCCTTTCCACACGGGAACAAAAAGCACCCCATGTCTCCCGGTTCCTCTACCGTGCCAAACCGCCGTTTGGTAACAGCGATGGGGAATTCTTCAATCTCGCTGGCCCATAGGCACGTTCCGCGGCCGTTCAGCTGCTCCCAGATCAGCGGAAAACCGCCGATCCCATCAAACAAACTCGCCATAGTCGCATCCCGCTCGTAGTTGCCGCACAGCCGTTTCAACAGCCATTTCCACGGCGGCAGGGCGATGGAGTTGCCCAGTGCCTTATACCGGGGGCTGTCCGCACTTCCTTTCACTTTTATTTTGCGCCCACGTTTATCTGTTTTAACCCAATCTCCAATATCTGTCCATCCGTCCGGGAACCCCTGAAGCCGTTCGCATTCCAACGGGGTCAGACGGCGAACCACTCGATTCTGCACCGGGTATGTTTCCGAATCCTCCCGGAAATCGCAGTTTGCTTTTGCCTTTAGCGTGTGTGCAATATCCGGTACAGTCGCTCCGCATACCAGCATATCGTTATAGGCATCCTGCCCGTTATAGCTCCCTGCGTGTGCTCCGGGCGATAAAGTCCCGGTGGTTTTCTGGTACGTCAGCGGGATTTGGTTGCCGCCGGTTCCCATCCGGGCTTGCAGACTGGGGGCTACCTCGCCGCAGTCCCGGATCACGTCGCAGGCGTGGCTCATATCCAGAATGGAGGGCTGGTGCCCATGCTCCTGTGCTCTCAGCGTCCCGGAAACATCATAGCTCACGCCCATCACATTCCCGCCTTGATCGTTCAGGCACATCACCGCCGGTTTGTTTCCTCCGCACTCCGCATTCAGCGTAGGGGCCTGTTCCTCGGCGTATCCGATGCTCCGGGCCTGTTCGCTGTTCCCCAACTTAAACCCGGCGCACAGTACGGCTTCCTGATTTTGCCCGCTGTTTTCTCCGGCTGGCAGCGTTGGCATCACACCGGCTTCGCTGTATACCCGCTTGCTTTGAGAATCCCACGGAGTAAGGCAGTTCGGCCCAGCGCAGATCGCCGGACGGTCAATGGTGTTCAACGTATAGCAGACATCTTCTTTCCAGCCCTTTCCGTTGCATCCGGCGGTATCAGCCCGGTCGATTGCGTTCCCTTGGAGGCAGATTACTGATCCGGCGTCTTTGCCTGCTCCACCAGCACCTCTTTCAGAATCCCCGGCAAGGCCTTCCCCCGGCGCTCCGCTCTCCGCAAAATCCCCTGACATGCTTTGCCGCTCAAACGATATTTCCCATGCGGTGTCGCCTCCAAAATCTGCGACAAGCGCGATTCTACGGCGACGTTGGGGGACTCCCCAGTGTTGCGCGTCGAGCACTCGCCACGCCACGCTCCATCGTCCTCCCATTTCATCGTGGTATCCCCCCCAGGTGTTCCAACCTTTTTCAGGCACTTCAATATCGGGGGCTTCCGGTTCTGCGATGCGGATGGCTTCTTCGAGGACGGCTGCGAAGTCTTTTCCTCCGTTGGAGCTGAAGGCTCCGGGAACATTTTCCCAGACCATATACCGAGGTCGCACAAACTCACCTGTTCGCCCCATTCTTCTGTCACGTTCTCTCATCTCCTTGATAATCCGTATTTGCTCCATATACAGGCCGGAACGCACCCCGGCAAGCCCTGCCCTCTTTCCAGCAATGGAAAGGTCCTGACATGGGCTGCCGCCGATCACCACGTCCACAACGGGGGCTTCCCCGCCGTGGATCTTTGTTATATCGCCTAAATGAAGCATATCAGTCCTCCAATTCCCCGCCGCAGGCAGCGTAACCGGCAAGGTCAACGAAGCAATCGCCCGTTGCCCGGTTGCCCTGAATTCGTGCGATTTTCAGCAGCGCCATCATCATGGCAACATCCTTCGCCGTAATCATGTGCCCGGTGTATACCGTCCAGTATTGCCCAATCAGGCCGAAACTGTCCTCTGGCGTTCCGTAGTCTGTTTCCCTTCCTCCGCACACGCACTGCTTGGCAGCAGCTAAAATCTCTTCACGGGTCATTCCTCTACCTCCTGCATCCAGAACTCGCGGCGGCAAATATCACAGCCTCTTCCAGTCGGGCAATGCCCGCGTAACGCTGTATCAACAAGGCATGGGTCTAAAGCAACGTTATGTGTGTTCGTATATATTGGCGCATTTGGAAACAGCTTCAAGAACTCGCTCTGGCGGGTTTTGATGGGGTGCTCGGCGGCCCACTGTTCCACGATAGCAACCATCTTTTCTGGGTCTTTCGGTTCACCCAGCTTATAGCACTGCGAAACCCCCCTTGTATGCGGCGCAGTTTTCGCAGGTCATTTCGCCAGTTTGATTTGCCTCGCACATCCGTGCTCTTTCCTTCAAGAAATTTACAGCATCCATCATTCTGCCTCCTCAATTTCCACGCGGATCGTATCTCCGCTCCAAAATTTGTGTTCCACGGCGCGGAACCACTCAGGGTTGTCATCCGGCAGTATGTAGCCCTTCATCGCATCCACAAAGGCCTTGCCCAGCGCGCCGTGATTGTCGATGTCCAGATTGTCATTCCAGAAAAATGTCACCTTGACGGGGCGTTTTACCAGACGTTTTGCAATACCTGCTTTGCGCATCGCCCAGTGGGCCAGCTCGTGCAGCTCTTCCGCGTCCTTCTTCCGCTGCGACCAGTGCTTACCGGCGTAATACGCGTTTAGGCCAAACCGCTTGTTCCACGCCGCTTTACCGCGTTTTGTTGCCGGATAGGGGATCTCAAATGCAATCACCGCTTTTCCTCCTTGCCATCGGTAATGATGCTGACCACCCGGATGCGGCCCAGAGGCTCCAATAGCATCGCTACTGCCTCCTTCGTGCCCTGCGTGTCCTCGCCGTAAATATCAACCACGATCCGCATCATTTCCCAGATCACCATCCAATTCCAGGTACGGCATGAAGGAGCGCATTTTTTTGCCGCACCTTGCGCACTTGTAGTTATACATGGCATCGCAGCAGCCTGCTCCATCGTAGCTGTAATCAACGCCGGTGCGTTTCCAGTCATGCTGCTCGCATGGACAAAGCCGCTCTTCCAGCTCTGCTACTCGATAACTCAGCCGGACTATTTCTGCTTTCAAGCGCTTATTTCCAAACATTTTTCAATCATCCCCTCCTGAATTTGGGGCAGGCACGGACACTGAAAGATTTCTCTACAAACTTCCCGCCGACCGTCCGTGTTGTGGGTATCGCACCCCATCCGGGAACAGGCTCAAACCGCGCCGCCCACTCGCAGCCGCCGTATACATTTGCGCAGTTCCAACAAAGCTGCTGCGACTGGTACGTCACATCCGGCGTCCTTGCCGCCTTCCATCTCCGGCATGGGCGCAACAGCTCGGCCAGCTTAAAATCTCCCGCCATCACACATACCCCCAAGCGTCCTCGCATTTGCTGCCGGGGCCTTTTGCGCCCTTACGGCCACCGCGATCTTGTTCTTTCGCCAGCCAGCGGGTAATGAATCCGCGCACACCACGCGCCGTTTTCCGCTTCGCCGGGTTATTCAGGCACCATTCCCGCATTTCCCGCAACTGCTGTATCACGTCGACAGCAGGGTACACGCCTGCCCATTCCTGGCATTGCTCCTGCGACACCGGATATTCAGTGCCGTCATTGAGGGGGATGGAAACCACCGGCGGGGATGCCGTTTGCGGCTCGCCGCCTACTTCTTCTGGATTCTGGATTCTGGATTCTGGATTGGATTACGGGCGCATTTGCTTTCACCTGCTTGCAATTGATTGCAATTGATTTCAGATGTAATCAATCCGTCAGCAGGTGCCGGGAATTTGCTTACTTTGTTCCTCACCGTCTGGTGTTTGCTCCAGTTCGGAAAACATAGGTACGGTTCTCCGTCAACTTCATAGAGGATCACAGAGCCTATGGTCGCCAATTCTGCAAGCGTCTTACTGATCGTTCCCTCAGTCACACCTTTTCTGCGGGGGAATACAAAGCCTTTGAGCAATTCCGGGTCTGCGCTGCCGCGCCCATAATCATCAACGTAGGTGATCAGGTACGCCCACAATCGGAATTGGAAATCCGACATTGCATTGATGCTTTTGCTCGTCCTGATGCTATCCTTGATGATCCTGTTCGGCATTCGCCCACCGCCTTAGAACGGGAAGTCCCCAGCATCCTCGATCTCGCTGAAACCGCCCTGCGGTTCGCTCTGCGCCGTTTCCCCGCCGTCCCGCTTGGAATCGCCAAAGTACACGCTGTCTGCCACAATCTCGGCGCTGCGGCGTTTATTGCCGTCCTTGTCCGTCCAGTCACGGATCTGCAAGCGGCCCTCCACTACGGCCATGCGGCCCTTAGAGAAATACTTGCTCACAAATTCTGCGGTGTTGCGCCATGCCACCACGTCGATGAAATCCGTTTCCTTCTCGCCGGATTGGGACTTAAAATCCCGGTCCACCGCCACGGTGAAGGATGCCACCGCCGTGCCGCTGTTGGTGCGGCGCAATTCAGGGTCACGGGTCATCCGGCCCATCACAATAATTCTGTTCAGCATGATATAGCTCCCTTTCTGTAAATCATGTCCTCCCGGTTCCAATCCGGGTAAAATGCTTTCATGTGCGCCACCAGCCGTACGTAGATGCGCTCGCGGTCTCTTAATGGCCCCTCGTCAAACAGGCGGTGGCAGCGGGGGCAGAGGGTTGCGATGTTCTGCTCGATCCCTCTGCCGCCCTGCGAACGCCGTACCACATGGGCCACCGGCGCACCTGCGGGAGACCCGCAAATCACGCACTGGTGATTGTCACGTGCCCATACAACAACCTTCACGGATTGCGGAATGGCCGTTGCCTTTGTCATTTTGTGCATCTCCATTCCTCCATCATCCCTGCCAGCTTGTCCGGAGGCAGGGTCTCAATACCTTGCTCCACGCAGTCATGCACCGCCATATCGATCAAATGTGACATTTGCCGGGTGTTGTAGGTGCTGGAGCCGTAGTACAAAATCACGTTGGTGCAGCCGGGAATCTTGCTTGGCATGGTATCCGTCTGCCAGCCCAGCCCATTGTGTTCCCAACCGCTCCGCAGCTTTTCCACGGCTGAATCGATCACGCAGACCATTTCATGATTGCCGCCGATCTCTCGGATATACCGTCGGTAGATTTCCGTTTTGGGAATCCGCAGCTTTTCAGCCAGCCGATCAACCAGAACCCAGAAGTACGCATTCGCGTCGAGGCTCCGCTTTTTTTGGTGTTCCTTGATCTCCACATCGTAGACCTTGCCGGGTTTCAGGCTGTCCAGTGTCCGCCGTGCGTCCTTGGTCTGGATGCAGAGCCAGTCCCCAGCACTGTCCATAGACCAGCGGAATGTATCAGCCTGCATGATCCTGCTCCTTCTTCGCCAACTTCATGCAGTCGCCGCACAGCTGGGCGCCGAACATCTTCCGGCTGTAAGTCACCATATCCTCCACTTCCCACGGCTTCCCGTCCCGCTTCTTCACGGGGTAGATGGGCTTCTGACACCGTTCACAGATACACTCCTGCTGGGTCTTGGCCTTGTATTCCAGTTCCTCCGTGGAGATTTTGTCCGGGTCCTCTCCGGTGGGCAAAGCAAAGGTCCGCAGCCACATATACTTGAACGCATAGGTCATGGCCTTACCGGAACCCTTGTCCTGTGTGTCTGCGCCATCCCCGCAGGAGGCAATCTCAATGGATTCCTCCGGGTTCTCCACGTTGACCATCCGGTACACCACGTCCACATGGGTAATGTTGCCGGTGCGGTTGGTGGCCTGAGAGATGGGGAACACCACAAGGTTGTATTTCAGCAGTTCTGCCCGCATGATGGAGGTGACCTTTTCCTCTGACAGTGCCTTGTAGCTGGTGGATCCGAAGGACACATGGTCATCCTTGGCCAGATACTGCACATCCTTCATGATGGCAGCGATTTTCTCATAGATATTCATTACTTCACTCCCACGCTATAACCATCCACCAGCTCCGCGCCGGGGACGGCTTCTGTTTTCAGGATCTTGGCAAGCTCCGCCTTGCGGATGGTCGGCTCTGCATACTGGATGCAGTCCTCATGTGCGTGGTCCTGCAGCCATGCCAGAACAGTGTCAGGGTCAGCCACATTCACGCTGGTAGTCTTGCGGAAGTTCACCGCGCAACGGGGGGATTCAAATTTCTGTCCCTGCAAGGCATACGCCAGATAGTCCTTGAGGCGCTGGGCCTTGTTCTCCGCCGCCTTCTGCCGTTCGGCAAAGGCGAGCTTCTCAGCCTTGTAGGCAGCGGCATCCGCCACCAAATTCTTGTAATATAGCGCGATGTTCTCGATCTTCTGATCCCGCGCCATGCTCAGCCGGTCGAAGGCGTCAAAGTCGCTGACCTCGCCGGTCTCCGGGTCTACCAGGGCCGTAATGGCCGCGTCAATTTCGTAAAGGTTCATTCTTTCCTCCTGTATCTCGCAAACCGCACGGTCTTGCCGTAGCGGTTCTTCCGTGTAATCGTCTCCACGTCCAGCGCCACGCCGTCCCGCCGCAAGTCAGAAACCCGCGCCGTGAAATTGGCGATGCCGCACTCGCTCATGGCCTCGGCCCGTGTGATACTGCCGTGTTCATCCAGATACTTCAAGATCCGCTCACACTGGTTCATATCAGTCCTCCGGGATATCAATAACTCCAATACCCATTGCTTCTGCAACCGCCTCCGGGTCTTTATCAAGCTCTTTCAGCAACCATTCCAGTTGCTCCTGCATATCATCCTTGAAGCATCGAGCGCAGTAGACTTCACGGTTGACCACGAATCCCGGAGCCACGTCCACATGCAATTTCGGATTTATAACGGTTGAACATTTTTCGCACACCGGGTAAACCTTTCTTTTCATTTCCACGCATCCCCTCTCTTCCACGCTTTCGTGGCGTTGGATTGCTGGGCATAACCAGCTGTGATAGCCCCGCAGGAGGAACACCGTACATAGTGCTTAAACGGTGCGTCCGTAGACTGCACCCGCTCACCGCTGTCCATGCCGCACACCGGGCAGAGATCCAGCGGATGGCGCTCATGCCGGGTCTTTCTGTTCATCGCGCGCTCACCACCATGTACGAAATGGTGATCAGCAGCAGGGCCAGAAAACTCAAAAAGCCCATCCATGCGGAGGCGTCCGCCTTCCGCTGCTCTCTGGTGCGCCGTTCATGCTTTCTCATGCGGGTCCCCTCCTTCGATCAGGTCAACGATTTTGAATACCCAAGTTGCCGCATAGGCCACGCCCAGGTTCATAAAAAACAGGTTCCAGCTCATTGTTTGATGTCCCCCTCTTTGGTGTAAACACCGTCAAACTCAAGGCCATGCTCCCTCGACCAGATCTTGCCGAACTCCGTCATGATCTTCACCGGGTCAGGCGGAGACACCCAGATCACCCGGTATTCGATTTTTCGTTTCTTCGCCATTGCCTTTTCCTTTCCCCTGTGCTAAAATAGCCACAGGATACATATCTGAGCCTAAGATTTGTTCCGCCGCCCTGCCCGGTCTGCAACACCGGACGGGGCATTTTTTATGCGTTCTTGTTCCATCCTTAACATTTAGACCATTTCTTCGTGTTGCCCCTTCGGCATCCATGCGATAAAATGGAGTATTGAAGGGGGTGATCGTGTGAACGAAAAAGCCGATCGATACATTAAGCAATCTCGCGAAATGGAGCAACGCCGCGCGGAGATTGCCGAAGTCAAATACGAACAGTCCGCAGCGGGGCGGCATGAAAAACTCCTGAAAGAAATTGCTGTCGATACAAAGTCTCTGGAAGAACTTCACCGCATCGCCGATACTGCAGATCGCCGTGCTCAGTTGGCAGAGGAAGAAGCCGCTTCGGCTAAAATAGATTCTCGCTTTTCCAAGGTGGTATCAATCGTTTCTATTCTGATCGCACTTGCTTCGCTCGCGTTTTCTGCGCTTGCGTTCTTCCTGCGCTGACGGCCCAAAGAATACCCAAATTGCGTTACACAGCGCAAAGCCAAGTGCGAAAGCAGAAAACGTGATGCTCACAATCTCCATCTTTTTCCTCCTGTTATTACTCACTGCTGGATTCGAACAGTTCGTCCACCGTCACGCCGTACATCCTCGCCAGCTTCTTGTGGTACTTACGTGCCGGTCGCCAGTCGCTCAGTTCCCAATGCGTCACACAGGACAAGTCCACATTCAGTTTCTTTGCTACCTGTGCACGGGTCAGGTTGGAACGTTCTCGAAGTTCCTTCAATGCCAAGTCATGTGCCCTCCTTTCGGTGTGAGGATTCATTGACTGCGGCAGAAATATGTGGTATGGTAAGCATGGGAGTTAAACTACGCGCCAAATGGCGTACTCTGTTGCAGAGGGGTATTCCATTTAGCAAACGAGTTCGCTTCCAACCGCCCCGAAGTTTGTTGCAGAGACTTCGGGGCGTTTTTTTTATCTCTGCCGCAGTCAATACCCGCCGAAACCTCATAAATGTGAGAAATCACGCTTGACACGACCCGGAAAGCGTATTACAATGAAATCGCCAAAAGACATTGCAAGAGCCGCTTTTATGGGGGCTGGTTTTCGTGTACCCTTTTCCGGTGGGCTTAGGTATATGATACCTCACAAAATTTAACTTTGCAATAGCGATTCCTAAATTTTTTTAACTTTGGCGAATGTGACAAATCTGAGGTTTATTTATGGACATTGTGTTGGAGCGCATATTAAGCCTTATCCCCAAGGGTCCAGATGGGAAATATGTGCATGGCGCAAAAACGAAATTTGCAAAGAAGATTGGATACAACGATGGCGCAATCGTTGCTATGTGGGAGAACGGAAGCAGCATTTCATACAATAAAAAGCTGTACCAAATAGCTGAAGAATACAATGTGTCCGTTGAATGGCTCCAGGGCAAAACGGAAGATAAGAGCATAAAAGAAACCCCCGATCTGAAGATCGAGGGTGTAAGTCCTACCGTTCAAGAGCTGTTTGATTTTATCGACACGGCGACCGACGCCGAGCTGAACGAGTTGTTGCGCTATGCGCAATTTTTGATGAGCAAGCGATGAACGATTGGATAAAAGATGGCTTGCCGACCGAGCGTATACGTGAGGAGGATTCGGTCGTTGGGCAGATGAAGCGCTTAGAAGAAGAGCGCATCAATGATTTTCGCAATTATGTTGCCTACCAACAGGCCGAGAATTACCGGAAGGAGAGACAGGCGGTCATTGATCGCCAAAAGCAGAGAAAGCACGACTTTGTCGTTGCCGGCTTCTCCAGTGTCACAAGCGTTTTGCTTACCTTGCTTGTTGAGCATTTTCATAAAGTTCTCTCCTTTGTTCTTTCGATTTTCTCCTGATCTCACGCGCGGCAAGCAGCAATGCGTTTTGCTGCGCATCGCTCATAGTGAGAATTTTTTCTTTCAGTTTTTCTCTAATTATTGTATCACTTTTCATGTCATTATACAACATTTTGTGTCCCTCCCAATAATTATAGTAACGGGGCTATATGTCGATTATCGCACTTTGTGCAGTCGAAAATATAAGAAAATGGAGAGTTGAGATGAAAAAGTTTTTGCTTATCACGATGTCTTTGGTTCTCACACTCGGCATGTTAACCGCCTGCGGAGAAACGAATCAGACCGCGCCAGAAAACGAGCCGGTAACTCCACCCGATCTCGTTGGAGAGTGGAAGCAGACAAACAGCAATGCAGATGACGCATGGCAGGCCGCTACCATTGCCGGAGATGCCATTGAGGTGTATTGGGTATCTGATAACGGAGAAACCAAAGCCCTCTATTGGGCCGGTTCTTTCGATGCCCCTACCACGGCGGATGAGCCGTACACCTGGGAATCGGAAAATGATAAAGATCAGACCGATATGGCAATTCTCGCCAGCGGCGATGACACGAAGACGTTTACCTATCAGGACGGCGTAATCAGTTACGAAGTGTCTGCCATGGGAGTTGCGCAGACCGTAAAACTTGAGAAGCAATAAGTAACTAAAGGCCCCGCCGCCCTCTGCAACAAACGGCGGGGCCTTTTTGCAGCCAGCGGGGAGCGACCGCCGCTGCTTGATTTGACCTTATCACGCTTTACCTTACTACTTCAATACCAAGACTTTGCAACATGACAGCATTCGACAGGCCCACTTTTGGCAAACTTATTGCTCAAAAACCGAAGAAATTAAGGTGATGTAAATGAACATCCAAGAAGTGTGCAGAATCCGTAAAGAAGAATTGAAACTGACCTATCAGGACATTTCCGATATTTCCGGCGTTCCGTTGTCCACCGTTCAGAACTATTTTTCTAAATTGTCGAAAGCTCCATCTTTTTATACCGTTGTTGCAATCTGTAAAGCTCTTGGCATTTCGATCGATAAGACGTGTGAAATCATAGAACACTTAACGCCGACTGAGGAAACCTTACAAGCGCGGAATGATGAGTTGGAACGCCATGTTGGCGCGAAAGCGGACATGATTGAGATCATGCGGCGCGGTGTCCGTATCCGCAACAACGTGATTGCTATAATGTTTGTCATTATCGTTCTGCTGGCTGTATGGTGCTTGTACATTGATTGGAGGGGGATTTGATGAGAGCGGCACTATATATCCGCGTATCTACGGAAGAACAGGCACGGCACGGCCTGTCATTGGGGGATCAGCGGGAATCCTTGTTGGCGTATGCCGCAGACAACGGTATGGAGGTTGTCGGCGTATACGAGGATGCTGGAATATCCGCAAGAAAACCATACAAGCGGCGACCAGCACTTCTGCGTTTATTGGCAGATTGCAAAGATGGGAAGATCGACACGATTTTATTTGTCAAGCTGGACCGTTGGTTCCGCAGTGTAGCCGGATACTACGCCGTGCAGGAAGAATTGGACCGCTGCCACGTCACATGGCAGGCCACGCGGGAAGATTACGAGACCCGCACGGCATCCGGGCGGCTAAAAGTGAATATCATGCTGTCGGTAGCGCAGGACGAAGCTGACCGCACCAGCGAGCGAATCAAGGCCATTAACGAAGGCAAGCGATTGAAGGGCCAGCCTACCACATGGAGAACACCCATCGGCATCTGCGTGAAGAACCGGCACTACGCCATTGATAAAGAAACCGCAGATGCGGCGCGAGATATGTTCCCAGCCTTTATACGGCTGCAAAGCATCCTTGCATTAAGGCGGTATATGGCAACGGAGTGGGGGATCAAACGCTCGTACAACAAATACAAGGATGCGTTGTCGAATCGATTGTACTTAGGTGAGGCGTTCGGCGTGGAAAACGTATTGCCAGCGCTTGTCGATCAAGAAACCTTTAACCTTGCCGGGAGAATCCTGGAACAGCGAAGCCAGCGGAACGCCAGTGCGGACCGGATATATTTGTTTACCGGGATTCTCCGCTGCCGGGAGTGTGGGAGAAACATGCAGCCGGAGACTGTAAAACAGGTGTACAAGTACTACCGATGCAGAACGCACACACTTGACCCAGCCGACTGTCCGCACATTCTTAGGATCCGGGAAGATGTGCTGGAGGATTACCTTTTGCGGGAATTTGAGGGGATCGCAAAAAAGTATTATTCCAAATCAAAAACCGCAGAAAAAAAGCCGCCCAAAACGGCGGAGCAAATCAAGCGGAAAATGCAAAAGCTAAAAGAATTGTATCTGTCGGATTTGATCGAAATCGAAGAATACAAAAAAGACTATACGGAATTGAAACAGCAGCTCGCGGCAATAAACCCCGAGCCTATAAAAGAATTTGATCTCGAAACCTTACGGCGGGAATTGAAAGAATATCCTGATTTAGACCGGCAGGCGAAGAAAGAATTCTGGGTACGCACGATCCAGCGCATCGACGCAGACAATGACGGTGCGTTTTTTGTAACGCCAAGTTAGTCTTATTTTCATGTCACAACACCTACATTAAAATATAACTAACCCCCCGGCATTTGCCGAGGGGGTTAAGTTTAGCTTTCCAATTTCCGCATGACGCTATTGTAAACCCGCTCATTGACCACTTTCAAGCTGTCCATCAGCTCGTCCATGACCTCCCACGCACGGGCTGGGTCAACGTTAGATACCGCTCGGAGGAAATCGCTGTCAGGCGCGGGGGCCTCAGAATACGCCTCGATTATGCGAGATTCCCTCACCGGCTCCCGGGTCTGGTTTTGGATGGTATACAGCGCCGCCAGCTTTTCATAGTTCGCCCAGCTGGACTCTTCTGTTTCTAACCGCTTGATCCATAGCGCCAATTCTCGCTCGTCAATCATTGGGGCCTACCCCCTTATTCCTCCATCATGTCCATTGCACGGCGCAGGGCATCCTTGATGCGGTCATCGTCGGTTTCACGCATCATATCGTTGATCTGGCTACGCAGATGCTCGGCGGCGTCCGTGCGGCTGTAATGACCTCGGACGTAATGCCTCCGGGCATAGGAGCTGCCACGGCTGTAGCCGCGCATATCATCGTCCAGATAGCGCCCGGAATAGCCTCTCTCGTCCATCGCCTCGATCTTGTCGATGTTCTTGATGGTATCCGTGAGTTTGTGGGCGATGTCCAGATCGCCAGCCCCCAGCTCGCCCTTGCGGATCAGCTCGTCAAGTTCCTTGCAGAGCATATCCCGCAGTTCATACATAGATTTCATTCCCATTGTGTTCTCCTTTCTCAGCAAACTCTGGTAATGATAAGGTTCGCATTGCTCACGTCAATGGCCTCGCCACTAACGTTGCGGATGGACAGCGACGCGCAGCAGCCCTTTGTAACGTCAACGTACTCGGATGCAGCCACGTTAAAAAATGCCCCTGCAACCGTGGGCGTCACCGTCGCAACGGAGGACGGGAGCGGCTCACCGTCAACCGCAATGGCAACGGAGATGGGGCCGGGGGTCCCGCCGGTGCTTACGGCAATATTGCCGATAAAGTCCACCTTATAGCGGACGCGGCACTGGGAGCAGTTACCACGGAGGTTAAACAGGCCGGAGCCTGCGCGGTGCGTCACAAGGCCCTTAGTGCAGGGGATCGGTGCTTCCGTAAAAAGCACGTTCTGGTTTGCCGCTACGGTCTGTGCGGCAATGGCAGTGTATTCAGGCATAGAAATCTCCTTTCATAAAATCAGCGGCAGGGCTACTGCCCCGCCGCTTTGTCATCAGTATCGGCATGGGGCCGACCATTTTGTTGACGTCAACAAAACATCGCCAACAAAAAGCTACGCTATGCAGTTGTCAGCAACCGCATCCGGCAAACTGGTTGCAGCAATAGGGGTTTTGCACCGTGTAGGCCGGAATAGGAGAGGGACGCAGCTGGGATACCAGATAGCTGTTCTGTGCTGCCTGAGATGCGGCCAGCTTCAAGCCCTGGTTCTCGCTCTGGAGATCCTGCAACTTGCTCTGGGTCAGGAAATCGAGGATCGCGCGGCTGTTGCTGTTGGCATTGTCGATAATGTCCCGGGTGGCGTTCTGCACCGTGTTCCGGGTATCGCAAGCCTGAGCGGCCATGTCATAGCGCACGCCCTCAATGCTGCGCTGGGTGTTGCAGCAGCACTCAGCGGCCTGCATCTGCATGGCAGTCAACTGCTGCATGAGAGCCGCCTGCTGGTTAGCGCGGGAAAGCTCGGCCTGTCCGAAGCCGTTTGCCATCGCCATGTTGGTGCCGTTGACAAGCTGCGCCTGCTGGTAAAATCCGTCGCAAAGGCCCTGATTTACACTGTCGATTTTGCGCTCGACATTGGCAAAGTCAGAGGTCAGCACATAGCCGTCGACCACGCCGCCGGAATTGCCAGCATTGTTGCCAAAGCCATTGCCCCAGCCACCCGCAAAGATAAACAGGAACAGGACAATGAGCCACAGAGCGCCGTTGTCGCCCCAGCCGAAACCGCCATTACCGCCAGCATTGGTGGGGGCCACAGGCATTGTCAGCATAGGAGCGCCGTCAGAGGAAAGAGACATAGAAAAACTCCTTTCAGTTTTTTATTATCAAATCGTGGCCACGATGTTGATTAACCTAATAATTTTGCAGACACCTTGCTTAGACGCTTGCTTAAATTTTGCTTTTTGTTTGCTTATTTAAGCAAACTTTGAAATTGCTTCGCCATTTCTTGTAGATGGTTCAACTGCTGCTGGTTCATTCTGCCGGACTGCAAAAGTTTCTCGACCTCCGCCTTCGGGTCCCCCTGAAAAGAGGACCGGAACTGGTTGAATTGCTGCATCATCTTTTGAAACCGGCCTACTGGCGTGTTCCCGCCACCTAAAGCGTCAAAAAAGGGGTTAGCCATCAGCGTCAGCCTCCTTCGCCTTCTTTTTACCCTTCATGCCGTCCACAACCGCCGCCAGTGCGTCAAATTCTTCCCGGGTGACAAACTTCACCGGGTCTTCCGTGGGCGCTGTACGGGGCGTTTCTGCGCGTTCTACGAGGTCGTAGATCGTAAGTGAGGGTTTACCGCTGGCATCTGCCTTTTTGAGGTACACCGTAGGCGCGGAGCTATCCCACAACGCCACAGCGGCGTTGGGCGCGAGCATCCAGTTCCGGGCCTCCTGTTCGCCGCTGACCCACTGCACGCCGCTCTGCGCCACCGGATTCTGAGGGGGCTGCGGTGCCATCATCGGCGGCATCTGCTGTTGACGGAGCTGCGCCAGGTTGTCCGGCATGGGCTGTGCGTAATAGGGATTTTGCCATCCGTAAGGTGTGTACGCCATTTTAGTCATCCTCCTTGACCCAGTAATACAAGATGTTCTCGTTGCTGCTGTCCCAACTGTCCCAGATCATGCCGTCGCAGACGCAGACCACATGACCGGAAAGTGCCAAAATATAGGTGCCTTTAGGGTGATCCTCCGCAAATTGACCCGCCGTGTAGCAGTCCGGGCAAGTGTCCGGCACGATGTACCGCCGATATCCGATGCTGCGGAGATACCGCCCCCAACAGGCGTTTGCCGACGGCATATCCCCGTCCAGATACCCTTGGATACAGAGCCGCAAATAAATTTCGCCCCAATCCTTGCCGGTAGCCTTTACGATTGCCCGCACGGTGCAGTCCCCTACATTTTTCCCGCAGGGGTTGGGGTTGAAATGGTTATACATACTCCCTCCGGTCATCGTATAGCAGCTCAATCATGCGCACGTATCGTTCCAGCTCTGCCGGATCGGTCAGCGCAACAATATCTCGCGCCAACTCCGCCGGATACCCGCAGGCCAAAAGCCGCTCGTACATTGTGTGCGCCTCCTTTACACTTCTATGATACAAAAAATCCGGACAGCCAAACTGCCCGGAAACTGCCTGTATTCTGCCCTCAAACTGCCCAAAGAAAAGCCGTGTCCGAATCGGACACGGCTTTTTGTTTACCCCTGCATATCATCCGCGATCTTGGCGTAGGCACGCCGCCGGATCTTGGCGAGGCCATCTACGCTGACGTGGAGCAGCGCCGCCGCCTGTAGGCAGCTCTGGCCGTGGACGTCCACCGCCAGCACCGCCGCTTCTTCGTCAGGCGGCAGGCCTACCAGCCGGACGGCCTGCGCCGCCCGGGCCGGGGCCATGGATGACAACAGCGCCCGGATCTCCCGGTGTTCTTTTTCCATAGGTTTCCCAGACTTGCAGAGCGCGGATTAACCGCGTGGATGTTGTTGCCATCTTCTGGCCCTCCTTTCGGTTTTATCCTTTCCAGTCAGCCTTGGCCTCTCTCACGTCGATATGACAAAAGCTGTCATAAACCCCCACGCCGCCCCAATCGGGCATCAGCGTCCGGGCGAAGGCCGCCACCGTCTCCGGCTTTTGGCCGCTGACGGAAATATCCGCCGCCATGCCATAGCAGTGCTGGCTGTGAGCCACGCCGCCCACCCTGGCATTGTACTGCGGCGTCCGGTAGGCGCTGTGGATGACCACCGGAGCGCAAAAATGGGAGCGGATGGTTTCCAGCACCATCACCAGCCGGGGAGCCACCAACACCGCGTCGCTGCCGTCTCCACACGCGAACTCCCGCACCTTAAAATGGGCGGAGAGCTGCTTGCCCCCGGAGGCGGCTTTGCTGTAAGCGTGGATCTCAACCATGGTTATCCTCCCAGATCTGATACAGCGCCCGGACCATGTCGGTGCGGGTCACGGTTTCTCCGGCGTTGGCGTCCGTCAGCAGGCCGTGAGCCTCGCCCCATACGAGGGCTTGATCTTCATTCTTGGCCGACCGCTCCCAAAACAGCAGCAGCGTAGGCACCTTCCGGCTGCTGACCACCTTCCCGCCGGGGAAAATGCCCTGCGTGGAGCCGCCGCCGTCCAGCATGAGGGCGTCCACCACGCCCAGCCCCAGCAGCTTGTTCTGGAGCTGCTCCCGGGTCAGGCTGGCCTTGTCGCACCACAGCACCACCTTGCCGTTTGCCAGCCAGCCTACCGCCGTCCGGGCGGCAGACCGGGCCACGTCCGGCGTCAGCTCCCGGTACAGCTTGGAGCCGCCCTTGAGGATGGGAACGCCGGACAAAAACGATCCTCCCCGGTCCGTCAGCATCTTGGGGACCCCGTCACTGCCGATGGACACGCCCCAGTCCTGGTATTTGTCCCGGCTAATGACCTTGCCGTCGATCACCGTCCAGCCCACCGGCCGGAACTTGCCGTTGAACAGGTAGCCGTTGATGATGTGGGTGCAGCCGGTCTTGGCCTTGATCTGCGCCGGGGTCAGCCTTCCGGTGTTGTGGTAGATCTGCGCTCTCGCGCAATCGAATGTATCAACCATGGCGCACGCGGGAAGCCTTGATGAAGTAGCCGTCCTCGTCATAAGTCACCTCATAGGTGGCTCCGACGATCCGCTGGATCTGGACGGTGCCCGCCAGATCCTCCCGGCGACGGGTATCCAGCGTCTGGGGGAGCGCCTCCGGCTCCTTTTCGGCAGGGATAAAGCCCTCCCGCATTTCGTCCTCAGTCCAGTTGGCCACGCCGCCGTCGGGATTCAGGTGGAAGTTGGCACCCGCCGCTTTCAGTTCCGCGTTGATGGCCTCCACGGGCGCGCCCTGCTTCTTGCCCTCGTTGATGATCTCAGCAAACTTCTTTTCCATAATATGTACTCCTTTCAAATTTACGGTTGATTATTCAACCGGTTTTAACTGTTTTTGTCCTCGGCCACCCGCTGGGTGCCGAAATAGAATGCGATGACCGTGGTAAAGATGGTCAAAAATTCCGTCCCGGAAATGTCACCCCGCAGGGCCAGCACCGCGAAGATCACCGTCAGGGTGATGGTCACCAGCGATTTCACCGCAAGCAGATTGCCCAGCCGTTTCTTGATGTTTTCCATAGCGTTCTCCTTTCAACGTTCCTTTTCATGCTCCAAATCCTGAATCCGGTGATTGATTACCTTGATCTGTTCCTCGATCACCGGCACCCGCTGGGCGAAGCTATTGTGCTCCCGCACCTCGCGGGTCAGCTCGTCCAGTTTGGTGTCGGTGATCGCCTGCTGTTTGCCGTTGGCGATGAGCACGCCCATCAGCGTCACCCCCCCTGTGATGAGGGCGCAGATTATCGTCTCCGTCATAACACACTCCTTAAAAAGTTGCAGTTTTTAGGGCAGTTCCGACTTGCTTTCGTGCAAGTCAAAAGTCCGACTTGGTTTCGTGCAGTTAAAATTCTGGCCATTGTCGCTCACACAAAGAGCAAACCCATCGCCCCTCCGGCACAATGGCTCCGCATATCACGCAATAGTCCATGGTCAGTCGGTGGTTTTTGTGTAGCGCATCGTTACATACACAGGGCATCCAGCCAATCCGCCGCCGCAGAATATTCTGATGTTTTGAGCATCTACACCAGCGAGATAAACTGTCCACCGATCTGTTAGAGATCCGTTGTAAATACTTGGTAGATACACGAGTCCATTAAAGAGCCCGGTTCCATTAGACGCGATTGCCTGTGCGCCTACAACAATACCAACATTCGCAATTCCATGGGCAACTTCCGCTGTTGTGCCATCAGGTAAGTTTCCGCAGTTCACCACTTTGGTGTATACCGGCTTTCCAAGATACCGCTCCGTGGTGCGGTACTCAGTGCCAAGCGTCATGGGCGGGTTGATCCATTCGACGGGCTGCCAATTCCCGTTATCCTTCAGCATTCGCCACAATCCGTTGGTAGTGCCTCTCGGGTCAGGCGAAAGGCCGATCAGTGATGCGCTCGTCCCCAATATTTTTGATAGAACGGCAACGATATTCCCGGCCCCAGAATATTGGCCCGTTGAAACTGGGCCACGTGTATAAATAAGTTGCGATGTTCCGTCGGGCATATCGGCAAGCAACATATCAAGCTTGCCACAGTATGTTTCATAGGTGTCTTTGGCCTCGGATGCAAGCACATCTTTCATCGCTTCACCCCACCCAAACCCGCCGGGGGCGGAGTTGATATTTTTCCGCGCCTGCGCCTTCTGCGCATCGCTGAGCGTCTGCGGCGTGTAGAGCACCGCACCCTGTACGGTGTCCGCGCCGATGTTCGTCCGCGCCTGCGCCTTCTGCTCGTCTGTGAGGTTCTGGGGCGCATCGTAGCGGACGAAGTTGCTGGAACCGCCCACGGGGCCTTCCGGGCCTTGCTTGCCCTCCGGCCCCTGCTTTCCCTCGGGGCCTTGAATACCCTGCTTGCCCTGCGGGCCTTGCAGGCTGCCGTTGGCCACCCACTTGCCGTGGACGGAATCCCAGATGTAGATGTTGTACGGAGGCGCCGTGCCCACGCCGTACACGTCACCGGCCTTGGGATTGGGGACGGCGGCCTTGAGGGAGTCCAGCGTATCAAAGTAGCCCAGAATGGCGAAGCTGGAACCGGCCTCGCCGGGATCGCCTTTGTCGCCCTTTTTACCGGGAGGGCCGATGGGGCCTTTGATGGACGTCAGCGTGGTCAACGTAAAGGCATACACCCAGTTGGCCGTGCCCTTGAGGTACACCTTGCCATAGTCCGCAGAGGCCGTGCTGTCCGGCAGAATCAAAACGAACTGGCCGCGCTGGACGTCCGCACCGGTGAAGTCCTGGTTCATCTCGGTTACGCTCTTGTACTCCTTGGTGATGCCGATAGGCACACCGGCGGAGGCCAGCCGCGCGTCGATCTCCTCGCCGGAGTAGGCGGATGTGTAATAGTCTTGCAGCTTGGCGAAGATCTCCTCCAAAACTGCGATTCTCTGTTCAAGCGTCATTGGAATCACCTCACACGATGAAAAGTTTGTTCAGACGGTCGAAAAACAGCCCGCCGCCACGCTGGACCAACGGCCCGGCTTTTGCTTGCCCGAATTTGCGGTAGTACAAAATAACACAGCCGTCCGCGCTTGGGCCGCCCGGGCCGCCTAAACCGCCGGATCCGGGTGTGCCGGGGGTAATGGTGCCGTTTCCGTTCTTCACGGCAATTCCGCCGGAGCCGGCGCCGCCGCCTCCGTAGCCGCCACGTCCGCCCCTGCCGTACCGCCTCGGCTTGGAGGGGGTGAGCGTGGCCGTCATGCCGTCCGCACCGGAGCCGCCGGTCACATCAACGGTTGTCTCGCCCGGCAGGCCGCGTCCGGAGGATCCGGCTTTGCCGTTGGCTCCCGCCGCTGGGCCGCCGCCCAGACCGGAGCTGTACCAGCCGTAACTGCGCGGGGTGCTTGTTGATACGATTCTGGTCATGCTGACTTTCCCATCGCTGCCAGCCACAGGGCCGGGGGTAAAAGCGTTTCCGTCCTCGTCATAAGCAATCGTGCCATTGACATATTGCTGGACGCTATCATTTGTGTACTCGCTTACAGCCGGATCGCGGCCAGCGCCGTCTCCGCCGGGGAGACCGTCCTCGCCGACGCCGCCGAACTGCTCCCCGGTGATGGGGTCCGTGAAGCCCCAATCGGGAGCAGACGCGCCCGCCGTAGTCATGCCGTAGAACACCGTATCCGTGCCGTCCGTGCCGGGGAGATCGTCCGGGCTGAATTCAGCGCCCTTGCCGCTTTTTCCGCAGGCATAGGCAAGGCTTTTCAACTGGGACACATCGAGATCGCCCTCGACGATCCTGCCTCCCATGCCGCCCTTGCCGCCCATGCCGCCCTTGCCGCCCAGCGCCAACGCGTAGCCGTCTACCCGATCCTCAAAAACCGGGTTCGTCCACGAGAACTTAGGCCCCGATTGGGTATCTTCGCCCTTTTCGCCGCAGCGCCCGCCCTGCCCGGCGGAGATCATCACATAGTGGATCGTTGTGGTGCCTTCCGGGATATGGAAGTCGCCGGAGCCGGTGAGGACTACCCGCTCGTCCAGATACTCCGCAGATTCCGGCTGCGCCGGGGTGAAGCCCACCAGCGCTTCCATGCTGCTTTTAAGCGTCGCGCTCATGGTGGTGTCCAGAGACTGGATGCAAGCGGAAACCATTTTTTTGTCATACGGATGATATACGCTTACAACGTGGCCCGGTTTCTCGTGCCCGCTTACAATGTCATTGGTGATAGTTTCGCGGCATCGGTAATAGTCCGCAAGACGCTTCGCCACGGCGTAGGAATTCACCAGAGATACCAGCGTGGCGTCTGTAACTGATTTGATGTTTTCCACAGCGCCAGCCGTCACAGGCTGCGTGATTAGGCGGGTGTTGTGGATATACGCCTTGCCAGTCAGTGCGCCAGCGCCAGCGGAGATCTTGGCGTAGTTCGCACCGCTTTCCAAGATTGTGAAGCCAGTCGCAGAGAGGGAGTGCATCGGCTCGGAGAATGTGATGATATCGCCATTCTGCGCCGTGCCGGAGAATAGTTCCTTTGCCTCCGTTCCCGCAACATATTGATGCTCCGTCACCGTCACAGCAGAGATAGGATCACTGTACCCAACCTTGCCACCACTCAAATACATTCTGTTGCTTTGAATTACAGACGCCGTGCCGTCCCACAAGGAATCAATGTGCAAAACGCCATTTAGGTCGGTTGTTAAATATGCGCCAATTGCAAAAAGCACTTGCGCCAGGTTGTCCCTTGCGCTTTTGCCTTGCCCGTTTGTTTTCGGCTGGCAATAAGGAAGCCAGCCGTATAGTTTAACGTTCGCAAAAACGCTCTTGACCACAACCGGAACCGCACCGCAAATATCGGAAATCACCTCAGAAACGGTTTGCCCGGTATAAATGCCGCCTTTGTGTGGGATTGTTGCCAATAAACCGACCGCAGACCACGCTACAATTTTATATGCGGTTGCGCCTGTCCGCTCAATCGATCGTAAATAGTACGTCTGCATTGACGCGTCAGAATCGTTTTCCCAGAAGCGGATGGCGTCATTTTTCTGAAACGCCATAATAGAAGGATCATCGCATCGCACAATAGCTGTAAGCGTATCGGCAGAAATACTCTCGCAGCTTAATGACTGCTCTTGTGCGGGCGCAGCTCTTTCCGTTCGGGAAGAATCAAACATCCAATTTTTGTAGGTGATCTTCATATCATTTCTCCGTAAACGCAAGCACCATGCCCGTCCAATATTCTGTGGCGTTCGTTCCTGTTCCTCTGTCAACGCCCTCCGGAGGGTCGCACGTCATGTTTGCCGTGCGATAACCTCCGCTTTGGGTGTCGAAAAAATATACGCTCAGATTTCCACTGTACAGTTGCTCGAGTAACGTGTTCAGCTGTGTTTCCGTTAGAGGCATACACGTACAGGTAATAATTGCCTTGATTGCAAGCACATCCTCCGTAAAACTGCCATCCAGCATATACCCCTCGTTTGGCCCTTTGATTTTTTTGTGTCCCACCTTGTAGCCGACCGGCGTAAAGTAAGATGTAAAATCAATGCCGTTGATTTTGATTGTTTTACTCATGCGCCGCTCCTTAATGCCTCCGCTGCGTTGTACGGCACCATTTTTCGCGCCAATACCGCGCCGTCAAGTTCGGTTGTCAAATTGATTACAATACTTCCCACCCCGCCGGTCGCCAATGCGCCAACACCTGACGCAATAGAGTTGCCAATCGCCGCGACGCCGGAGGCTCCAAAATCGACTGATGCCGTTCCAAAGTCCATGCCAGATGCAATGCTGCGCTTGATATTGCCGTATTCGTTATCCCAGCCCTCACCCAAGCCAAGCGCCATGTTTTCACCGATCCCGGCGAAGATGCGGGACGGTGATTGAATACCGAGAACGCCTTTTACGCCATCCACAATGCCGTCGAAAAAGCCCTTTACCATGCCTGTTAGCCAATCGCCCATTCTCTTAATGCCTTCCCAGATTCCTTTGACAAGGGCTATTCCGATTTCGATGGCGGCTTCGCCGATATAGCCTATGGACTGGATAAACGCGGATGCAAGGTTTTTAATGATCTTTGGGGCCTCGTCCAAGAGTGTCGGCAAACTATCGACCAAACCCTCGACAAGCGCGACGATGAACATTGTACTAGCTTCGATAAGAGCAACAAGATTGTCTGGAGATGTTAAAATCTCAACTAAGGCTGGAATCGCACTTGCAAAAGCGGCCATTATTTCTGGCAGTTTTTCGGCCACGCCCTGAATCACTTGAGCCGTGATTTGCAAGAGAGCCTCGAGGAATGTCGGCGCTATATCCACAAAAGACTGGATAATTGTCGGCACAACATCAATCAACGATTGCACAATGCTTGGTAGAGCCGCAATAAGTCCATTTATAAGTTCTGTTGCAGCCGCAACAAGAGGCGGAAGAACAGTGCTCACAAAACTGGGCAACTGAGCTGTTATGACCGGTGCAAGCTTGACGATCAAATCGCCAAATCCAGTAAGGATCTTCTCAACGCGCGGGATAATGTTTTCTGCTGCCTTGCTGACAGAATAGGTGAAGTTTTCAATCAGCTGGTCAAGGTCTGCGTTATCATCAGCAATCCCGGTTACAAGGTTTGACCAAGCGGATTTCATCATGTTAACGCTGCCTTCGATAGTGCTTGCCGCTTCCTCCGCCGTTGTCCCGGTGATCCCCATTTGATCTTGGATCACATGGATTGCTTCAATCATCTTGTCGAAAGAAACGCTATTGACTGTGTCCGCTGTGACCTCGACGGTATCGCCCAACACCCCTGAATCGTTGATGAGCCGCGCCATTTCTGTCGCCGTGCCACCATAACCGAGTTTGAGGTTATCCAGCATGGTATAGTTTTGCTTTGCGAAACCTTGATAGGCGTTCTGGATCATCTCCATACTTGTGCCCATCTTGTTCGCGTTATCCGCCATGTCAATGACAGCCTGGTTTGCTACCTCCGCCGCCTTTTCTGTGTCACCGCCAAGGCCCTGCAGCAGCGACGCCGAAAATGACGTAACTGTGTCCATATACTCATTAGCGGAAAGCCCTGCGGTTTCATACGCGCGGTTTGCGTATTCTATGACTTGATCGGCAGAGTTTTTAAACAGCGTCTCTACGCCTCCGACAAGCTGCTCGTATTCCGCGTATCCGTCAATGGATTTTTTTGTCAATATGGAGATGCCGGTTGCAGCTGCCGTTAAAGCAGCCGCACCAGCCTTCGCCGCCGTTGCAAGCCCGCCTTTCAGTTTGCTTGCCAGTGCATCTGCTTTTTTGCCTGCTTCTGAAAAGCCGCTGTCAACGCCGCTGTCATCTACGCTGATTTTTACAAAAAGGTCTAATAAATTCACGCTTTCACCACACTTTCTTGGTGATTTTTAAGAAATCGCCCGTGACATTTCGATAAATAAGGCGTATACTTTCATTAAAGGAGGGTTTTGCCATGATTAACTTTAACAACAATTCCGCATGGGACTTAAAGCCCATCAATGTCTCCGAGGTACGCGATGAGGTCAACGGTCTTCTGATTGAGGGTGAGAGCATCGCCTGTGCTTTCAAAACGGTTCGTGACCAACTGATTTTTACCAACAAGCGCATCATTTCCGTAGACGTGCAGGGCATCACTGGAAAACGGAAATCGTTCAGTTCTATGCCCTATTCCAAAATTCAGTTTTTCAGCATCCAGACACCCGGCTTTGCCGAGCTGATCCCGGACAGTGAATTGGTCCTGACCTTCTCCAATGGCTTTGTGGCTAAATTTGAATTTAAGGGTCAGACAGACATTGGCGAGATCGGCAGAATGATTTCTGAATACGTCCTCAAATAACCGCCTTTCACGCCTCCCCACCCGGGGAGGCGTGTTTTACCGTCAATCCGCACCGGGAAACCACATCCGCCGTAATCTCCGCACAAGACCGTTTATCCCGCTTCTCCGGTCTGACGGCATCTGCATACCTGCCCTTCATGTAGCTGCCTCCGACATACCGCGCCGTATTTTCCGCCGCGATCTTTAGCACATCCGTCACATATACCCGGAACGTCTCGTCCTTTGTTCGCTCAGCCAGACGCGCCCAGCAATATCTTGTAAACGCTCTTACTTTTTGCGGTCCCCGGTATTCCCCTGCGCAGAGCCAGAGGTTCTCTCGCTCTGCGCCGAGATAAAAAGCTCTCCAAACGCCTCATCTGTCAAAAGTTCTGTTGCGTCCCGCATTAGTTTTGCGAGATTCAACGTTCCTTTGTAGGCATCTGCGCTCACGCCCTCAATAGAGGCAAGGATAGCGATGATGTCGCCCTTGTGGCCCTTGAGCAGTGCAGGGAGCGCTTTACGCGCCCGCTGCATTGCAAACTCCTTCGCCGTCATTCCCTCTGGGATCTTTTCACGCCGAAACATGGCGGATGCCTTTTCGTCCTCTGCAATGTTGGCAATGGGGTCAATGATATCTGCGATAACATCAAACACCCGCTCGCCATGAATGTCGGAAAGTTTCATATTAGCCCTCCGCCGTACCGGCCTTAATGTATATCTCAAAGGGAACCGTGTCCTGTGCCGCCATGGAGTAGTGGGCGGTATACTCAAATGCAAACTGCCCCTTTGCCTTGGCACTGGTCTGCAGCTGGAAGCCGCCGGTGGACAGTGCATTCATCAGGTGGATGGCGATGAAGCCGCCATTTTTATCGCCGTTCTTGTCGGAATAGTCGCCCACCAGCCAGATGTCGGCAAAGTCGGCGTCCGACAGATCGTTCCGAGGCGTGACCTTTCCATCGCTGGTACCCACATCGGCAGCACCGCAAAGGCTCTTTGCGATCTTGGTGTCTGCGTTGATGAACGTACCCGCCATCTTCGCCTCCCAGGAATCCAGCCTTTTCAGCTCCTTCATGTTCTTCGGGCAGTTGTCAATGTCCTCGCCAAAGTCCGAATAGGTCGGCGTTGCGGTAAAATTCACGCCGCCGGTAGTCGCGCCGATCTGTCCCGCCTCTCCGATGGTTCCGGTGGCCGGGGTAAAATCGGTGGTCAGAATACCGGCGTTGATCTGTAATTTCTGGAATGCGTCGGAAGGAATTTTTGTGAATTTCATAGTTTCGTCCTTTCATCAGTTTTGCGACAGATATTCCACCGTGATGTTGAGATACCGCCGCTTGATGTTCTTATCACTCTCGTCCGCGATGTTCTGGCACCACGGGGACCCGCGCTTGATCCACATCGCGCCGCCGTCATAGGCAACCATACAGCCGCCCATGCCGATTGCGTCGCTGATTTCCTGCGCCTTTGCGTTCGGCACCGCCTCGCTCTCGGTGTAATACCAGAGGTTGACCGTCAGCGCGATCTCACCGCTCTCCCATGATCCTGTGATCAGCTCATAGGTTAGCCACGGGAAGGTCGCGTCCTTCGGCACGTTGGAGGTCGGATAGGCTGGGAGGAATTGAGAAAACCACGCATGGAGCGCCTTATCCTTTGTCATTTCGGCAGCTCCTTTCGTTCGGCGGTGAAGAATTTCAGCGCCCGGATCGTCGGGCCTGCCGAACGCGGCGCAGCCCGTTCTTCCGGGTTTGAGGTCACGCGGTAGGTGTTGCCGGTGGACGTGTCGCGGAAATAGTCGTTGTACTCAATGGGGACGGTCTTGTTGACCAGTGCGGAATATACCGAGGTCACGCCCTCTTTTTCGGCCCTGCGGGCCTCCATCGAGGTGTCAAGCGCCTGATAGTTGAGAAATTCCGCGCCCTCAGCCCATGCGGTGATGTAGCCGCCCGCGCCATCAGGCGTGCGCTTTTTCTCCATCAAAATGCACTTGTGGGCAAAATCGTCCAGTAAACTCACGGTTCCACCCCCTTGAGCTTGCGCCAGTCATTTAACCGGCTTTTAAAAGCGCCCTGCCAGCCCGTCCCAGCGCTCGTGTCGGCATTCCCGACGCTCGCCTTGGTGTAACTGTACCCGCCGAAGCTTTCGCTCGTGTATGGGCTTAAAACGGCTTCACCGTTCTTTTCTTCCCACGCGGCGATATCTTCGGCAAGCACAACCACAGCCTTTGGCACCGCCAGCGCCCACACCGTCCCGGTAAAGGTTTCATCCGTCAGGTCAGCCGCCGGATATTGATGCAGACCGTCATTAAACACAGAGCCGCAGATGCGGAAATATTGATTGGTCAGGAGAAAGGGCAGCGCAATGCTGCCGTTCTCCACGGTGAACGTGCCCTCGTGAATGTCCACAAGGAACCAGTTGTTCAAATGCCGTAAGACCTGTTCAAGCATCACGCTGCCCCCCTATTTAGCCCGCACCGGCCACCGAAACGGTAGCCACGGCAATGCCGTCCAGATACTCAGCCCACAGCTTCATGCCCATGATGGCGTACATATCGCCGGTGGCGCGGCTGTAATCGCCGTCCACGTGGACGCCGATCAGATTGGTCTCGCCCTTCACGGTGTAGTTCAGGCCCAGCTTGGCAAAGTCGCTGTCGCTGGGGTCCACATAGTACAGGTCGATGTTTTCCACGGGCAGAGCAATCACCTTCTTGGAGGCGATGTACTTCTCAGGCAGCAGGAACAGAGTGCGGTAGCCCATGAAGTTCTCCACGTAGTTGATGCCGAACATGGTCTGCACGGTGATCTCCTTGTCGCCCAGGTAATCGTAAGCGTCGATGATGTTGGCAAAGCCCACAACCTCGGTCACGTCCTTGTCCAGACCGGCAAACTTGTCCAGCACCTTGCCCTTAGCCATGGCCAGAGCGCGCTGCCACGTCTTCTCGGTCACCTTCAAAGTGCCGGTACCGAGGAAGGTGTAGAAGTCGGTCAGGACCTTGTTCTGCAGGGCCACGAGGAAAGCCTCGTCAGTCTTCTCCACGGCAACATCAGCGCCGTACTTTGCCACGCTCTCGATGGTCACGCTCTTGGCATACTTGTCAATGTCGATATCGCCATAGGCAACAGGCTCCACCTTCATCTTGGTGAAGGGGATCTCGTCACCCTCAGCCACAGTGCCGCCCTTGAGACCGCCGTCCACGCTGGCCTTGTAGGAAACCAGCTTCGTGCCGGGGGCCTTGCGGATGGGACGCATGATGCCCATGATGTTCCGCAATGCGTCCCAGTTATCGGCGAAGCGGGACACGAAATCCACCTCACGGGCGGAAGTGGTAAACTGTGCAGAAGTTGTTACGTTAGTTTTCGCAGCCATAAATAGCTCCTTTCAAAAAATCAGTTGTTTTCGCTTGCCATCAGATCGGCAAGTGCTTTCTGGCGCTCCGCCGTAGACATTACATAGCGGCCCTTATCGTCCTTCTTGTAAATGTCCTCGCGGGTCTTTGCGCCGCCGGTGTTTGCCGGGGGATTGGCGGGATTCGCGCCCTTTGTCTGCGTGGTGGAGACCAGCCCCTTGTAGGTGCCGTCTACGAGCGCATCAAGGGCCTTGGTGTCCTTGATCTTCTCGCCGTCCAGCTCCAATGCGGCCATTTCCTCGCCGCAGCCACGCATGGCAAGGTCCAAATTCGCGCCGGTAATGTTTTTGCTCTCAAAGTAAGCGCGCACGGCCTTTTCCTTTGCCGCCTTGCTTTCCTTTGCTGTGATGTCGGTCTTAAAGGCTTCAAAGGCCGAGTGTTCCTTCTCGTACTTCTCCTTGTAACCGCCATCGCCTGCTGCCTTGAGGTCGTCCAACTGCTTCTGGACGCTGGGCAGCTTCTCCGCATCGGCCTTGTACTTCGTGAGATCGTCCTTGAGGGGGTCAACCACGCCCAGATGCAGCGCAACCAAGCGATTTTCGATCTCTTCGGTGCAAGCCTCGCCGAGAATATTCCTGATTTCCGCTCTCGTAAATTTCGCCATGTTTTTCGTTCTCCTTTTCCTTGGCCCCAATTCTTCGGGGGCGAACGTTGTATAAAAACCGCTGTACCTCGCG